TGACAGGGCGGTTGCTCTTCCTTTTTAAAGCTAATCAGGAAGGTTCCATGAACAGGAGTTTGCTCCGTAAAGCTTCAGGTTGCATCTGGCTCAGGACGCGCCAAGCGTTCTCAGGAGAACGGCTCATCACTTCACCAAACTGCTCCCAGGTCTGACCATTGGGAACGCCGCCTTGACCAGCTGCGCCTACAGGAGGAGCAGGCATGTCGTACTGCTGTTGGTAGGCAGCAGCGTTGGGGTCGTACTCCATCTCGTAGTCATCCCCGATATCAACAGGGACTACTTCGGTAAAGTAACGATCGGTGTAGTCGGCCAGGTGGTCGGGATCTGTCAGGATCTCTTCCATGCTGGCGGCGACGTCGAGCACCGTGTCGGTCTTCTGAGCTTGCTCAACGAGCATGTCCTCAAGGGCACACGCGTAAGCATTCAAAATTCCAGGGGCCTCGATTCCGAAGTTACGAACGACCTCGGCGCTTGCCTCGCTTAGGCTCTGGTCCGTAGAATCCTGATAAGAAATCGGGGTCTGTGAGACGCTGGTAGGCGAGGTCTGCTGAACCGGCTGCTGGTAAGCCCAAGGCTGGACCTGCGAAGGCTGACTGATCTGTGTTGTAGCCTGCTGTGGTGCCTGGGTTTGATACTGTGCTGCCTGGCTGAGGGATGGTGATTGGGAGGTTAGCACCCGCTCCAGGGAACCCATCGCTGCTTCCCAAGGGTTGCTCGGGGAGGAGTTGTACGTTGACGGGTTGTACTGGGGATTGATAGAAGGATCCGAAGCCGGTGCCACCTGGGACGGCGGTTGGGCTGTAGGAACCGAAGCTACCGCCGGGGTAGCTCCTTGGACCACCCACTGCTGCGGAGAGACGGTTGTCGAGCCCTGGTCGCTGATTACCGCCGGGGCTGCCGCCGGGGAGACCGGGCTCGGGGTTGAAGCTTGGATCTGCTGGCTCATAGCTACCCGAGTAAGTTAGTTCTTCCGCAAGGTGATCGAATGTCCTGTAAAGGAGCGGAGTGATATTCAGTCTAGGATCAGCCGCTAAAGGTTGATCAGGCGCAAGAGGATGCGGAGACTGCAACATCTGGTTTAATAATACCAGGAACTGCTGCATTGACGACTGAACTTGTCCAACCATTCTGAAAGGAAATCCTTTCAACATTTCGGCACGTTCAGACTCATTTTTATCAGGGAAAAGGTATTTCAGAGCTTCTACACTCTCAACACCTAATTCCTGCATGTTGCGGACGACCATTGACTTTTGAAGGACGTCATAAGCAGTGTCTTCGTAGACATCACCCTGGTATCTGTAGCTGACACTACGGTCACCATCTTCTGGTAGACCGATAACACCACGAGGCACTTTATTTTCGGTAAGTGCCTTCTGCATTTCTTGATTTAACTTGGTTTCGAACCGGATTTGAGCCTTGCGGTACTTTTCAGCCGATTCTTCAGTGATTTCTTCAGGTTCTTTAGGTTCTTTTAAGTTAAGAGCCGCGATAAATGACTCGCGGAAGACTGTTTCTTGGTGATAAATCATCATCTCCAAGAGAGCACAGAAACCGTAAGTCAAGAAGCTCTTATTCTTCCTTGTTGCAGTCGCCTGGGCACGACCCATCAAGCCTTTGATCTCTGTGGCAGTTGCACCTGCCGAAATGGAGATTTCATCAACTCCGCCAAGCGCTGTACGAATTTCTTCGCGTAAAAGAAGCGCATAACGGTTCATATCACCACTGATCGGGTCAGGAGTCATGTAACCGACTCGATCAGAAGGCTCGACGTTGGCAATAATGCGTGGAACACGCAAACCACCACCCATTCCAGCCCCAAAAGGCTCGCTGACGCGTGTCGAAGGCGTATTTTGACCCGCAAAACCAGACTGAGAGCTGATTGTGGGCCTAAAAGTGCTTCCAGAGTCCGACGCTTCGACCAGATCGGAGCGTGGACGACTAGAAATCAGCGTAGGGTTACCAAAAAACTCAATATTTTTGGAAATATTCCTGAGCATTTGGTCATGAAGCACAATTTGCTCCATGAAGGGGTCAAAATCACCCTCTCCTTCTGTACCACTGGCGTTAGGTTTGTTTAAAACCTCAACAGCAGGGACAAATCCAAGCTGATTAGGTCTTTTTCGATCTGCAGTAAGTACCCCACCAGGCTCAAGCTCAAAACTAAGCTCAGTGTCTGACTCGTTTTCAGTAATTTCATCGGCAGTGATGCTCAAACGAACGTAACGCTTGTTCTGACCGTAAACATCACTCGGTAAACCGAGATTATTGTTCTTTACCTTGTAATCGTAAAGAATAACGACTTCATCAATCTGTCCATTAGCGTCGTGGTAGACGCGATACTGCTTCTTATTAAAGAAATAGATCTGATATTTCAGTTTTGGGTCTGGACGAAAGTAAAAAAGCCCCGAACCATCGATTAAAAAGTTCCTAATAATCGCAGGAAATCTAATATCAAGACGATTTAATTCAATTACGTCATGAATAAACTTGGTTCTACTCTTAAAAGTATCCTGATCACAATAAAAAGACAAACCCTTCTTGATCATCAAGAGGGTCATTTGTTGGAGGTGGCTTAAAACCACCATCGTCGCCGCCTGGTTTGAACGATCTTGAGACCGAGCAGCCTCAAGGATCTCTTCAAACTGATTACGGATGTCAAGCGAAGCTGTCATTATTTATTAGACCTCATGACCGTCAGGCAGGAGGTAGTTCCGTACTCGCTCTATTCTAAGGGCTGCTTCTGGAAGTTTTGAAACTGGATAAGACGTAATTAAGTGATCTTCACGTCCCAGCATGTCTGTATTACCTTCTTCTGGCACAAAGTCCTCACATAGTTTCTGCACTTCTGGTTTATCCCAAATATAGTATTCTGCGATATTGCGAAGTTTTGTCTTACGACGGTCGCTGTCACCCATCCAGCTCAAGTGCCAACCAGCATCTCTGTCGCCTACATACCAGTTATTCGTGGTTGCTCTTAGCGACGAAAGCGTTCCAAAATCTCTTAACTGACCGACTGTCGAAGCCGTTCCACACCGCCAATCAAACCTTTCTCCTTCGGGTGAAACAAGCTGACGATCAGCCCTCCCGTAATGCATGGACATGGACAGCCTGACAGTTTTATCACAGTGAGTATCTACTGCTTCTTTAATCTCTGTCAGCTTATCTGGGTTCGTAATTTCGTCGCAGTCACTGCAAATAAAGTAAGTGTCGTCGGGCAGCATAAAGAGACCGACACTTAAAGCGTCACGCTGGCCTCGTTCTCGAACCCATGGGTCTGGAGCTTCTTCGTAAGAAGGTAATTCAACGTGAAGGACTTGAATCTTTTCTTCAGGCAGACCCAGTTCCTTAATCGTGTCTACGCAAGAGAACTCCTTAGGGTCACCTCTGTGAGTGCGGTTTGCATCTGTGATTAAAAAACCATCTACGTGGTCTTTAAGAGTTTCTACGCGAAGCTCAAGAATCTCTTTTTCGTTGAAATAAGGAAAACAATCGATCAGCACTGCACTAGAGCTTAGTAGCAGTATGTTACCTCAATCTCAATCTATATCACCCATCTGAAAACGTTTCTTACTCCGTTCAAGGAGTAAGTTCTTCATATCCTCTGTGTCTTGATCTTCTGGAGGAATAGATTCCGTTTGGAACTGTGCAGCGCCGTCGTTAGTCGAAGGCATTTCCGGAGGCGTGGGACCACCTGACTCTTGGTTGAAGTCACTTTGTTCAAAAGACTCAAAGTCTTGAGTTACAGGTCTTTCTCGTGCTCTCTGTTTATTGGCAGCACCGACCGCTTGGGCATACCGGTTGGCGAGAATATTCCCGAATTCTTGAAAATCGCTCATCAGTACAAGACGACAACGCCGTTAACAGATCCGCCACTTAATGTTACGGCACCCCAATCCAACTGCATGTCACCAGCGATGTTTTCCACATGGATGTACTCGTTAACAGCCATATCGTTCAAGCGAACGTAAAAATCATCTTTTGCAGAAGAGCTTTTTGATTCAATAAAAAGAGCCCTACAAGTGCCAAAAGTCGTCTCGCCATCAGAAGGCGTCCAGACGAACCCACTACACATCGGTAGCTGAGAAGTCTGTCCGTATACCGACCCAAAAGCGCGGATATCCATGGAGGATTATTTTTTTATCAGTCTAACGTGCTTATTTCAATAAGTTTGTTCAAGTACCACTGAGCTTTCTTCAGATCCTCTACTCCGTTCTTGTGCTGGAATCGCCAGAGGTACTTAAAGCAAGACAGGTGACAAAAAGACTTTACGCCTTCTACACCCGCAGCAGACATCATCGCGTCGATACACTCGATGTCGCCCTGTGAGTAATGTGCCGGATGGTTTACTGCTTCCATCACGTCAAAAACATGTTTTCGGTATGAATGGTATCTGATCCCTCGTACAAAGCAGGCGAATATTTAACATCAAGATGCCTAACCAAACCGCATGGGTGAATCTCTACTGAGTCACCGCATTTAATCAGTGGCACAACTCGGCGGTGCTCTTGATTCGGTTTCAATCCTTCAAAAGCTAAACCCATAGAACTTCGATCAGCGATCGGCCAGTTACGTTTACCGACCACACGGTGACTTAGCTGGGGGTGGCAGCTTTCACTCTTTATATACTTCTCGGCATCTTCTTGGTCGAGAATCATTAGACCCGCATATGGATTACCAAGAGAGGTAAAGCCGAGGAAGTTCTTATCGTTTGGTGTCAAGATCGTTCCGCATTCGTAAGGGATCTCGCCCCACACATCAGGGGTAAGTCCGTAAAGGTCCCACTTTTTGTAATTATCAAAAGGTATATCTAGACCTTTGTACTCTTCGTATCGGCAAAAACCAGGCTCAAGGTTTAATGGTTTGAGTACATCTTTGTAGTCACGCCAGTAAACAAACTGCTTAGACCCAAAGAGCATATCGTTCTCTGAGTACATATAGAAGTCATATTTTTTATCTCTTATTGCTTTTGCGAGACTTGGTTTATGAGACCAGCAAAGTGCAAAACCTGCATAAGACTCATCTGCGACAACAAAACTAACTCGATCAAGGTGAACATGTCCTCCAACGATGAGAGAGAACTCATCTAAGTCGTAAGCATGCTCGTAGTCGATAAAAAACTCTACGTGAACCTTCAAAGGAAGACTCTCATAAGCTCTTAAAACTGCAAGAGTTTTCTCGATGCGAGAAAGAGGGTTGTGCGCTGTGACCGCTATATAAATAGATTGCATCAGAACTCGACGTTGTAGTTGCCCCGTCGTTGCAGGTAGTTGATCAGGTGCGTGTAAGCGTCGAGCAAGTCATCATGTGACGTTGCACCAACGTTCACGATCTGGTCCATTAAAGCATCGAACTTACGGTATTTATTGAAGGTAACCTTTTTGTTTTCCAAAATCCCAAGAGTGCCTCGGAATCTTGCGATCTTGTCTCCCCTGAAACCCTTGACCTCGTGGATATTAAGGTTGCTCAGCCCTCGCTCTACAAGAAGCACACGCTTCAGATCTGCCGCTAAAGAAGCTTGATATGCGACTGCTTCCACAACGAGTGTGACTGTTGAGTAAGTGGGAAAATATTGATCGTCTTGAAGCTCCAGGATTCCCCATTCGACGAGCATGTCGCAAAGCAAGTCGATTTTTTCTAAGTTTCCAATCGATCTGACTTGATGAGAGTCGATAATAAAATACTTATCTTTTAAGCGCCCTCCAAGAACAAAAGCTGTGTAGTCAGAAGTCTCATTCTTACTGGCTGACAAGTCGATACCGACCGCGAGAGTATCGAACTCAGTTTCAACTTCGCCTTTAATAAGAAGGTCAGGTGAAAGGACGAGGTCAGACGTCATCACCGGTTGTTGCTGATACTGGTAAGCAAATGCAACAGGATCTAATTCTTTCTGACCCATCAGGTAGCTAACCGACCACTGCTCAGGCCAATAACTGACAGGCTCACCTTGTTTGTCGTACGTAAGGGCCTCTTGAGCCACCTGTTTCCAGCCCTTCTTCGGAATGAACATGGTCTTGTGGATATCCAAAGGATGGAATCGCGTACCAAGACAGATCGATCGACCGCCCTCAAAGACAATCGGAGCGATAACTGACGACCAGTTGTTATTCATCTCTTCCCGCACAGCAGGGTTTTTGATGTCAGAGCTTGATTTGATGGGGTCATCCACGATGACAAGGTGTGCCCTTTTTGAGGTAATTGATCCTCGAAGACCAGCCGCACGAAGTGTGAATTCCTCGTCACCGATTCTGTCGATACCTGCGTAGTCAAAGTCAATAGACCAACCGATATCGCTCTGCATACCTGCCTTGAGCTTTACTTTCGGAAATATCTTCTTGAACGTGGACGAGTCGATGATCTGCTTGATGATTCGACTCTTGGGGATAGCAGTGGCGATGTTATAAGAACAGTAGATAATCTGTAGAGGACGCTGTGCAGTTGTGTGCTTCCCGATAACCCAAGCTGTAAAGAGGTTAAGGACGGTCGACTTCGCTGATCCACGTGGGCTGAGAATATCAAGGTTTGGTCCAGCGATATCTATAAGGTATTTATTGCTTTCTCCCGTAATTAATTCTTGGTGCCATTCCAGCATATGTTTAGCTGGAGGCTTATCAAGAAGCGTACAGAATGTCAGGAAATCATTCTGAGCGCGATGAAAGACACTATCGATCGCAGAATCATTACTATCGATAGCCTTTTGCGCTCGTGCTTTAAGAGCACGTCGATATGCGTAAGTTTCTCTACTAGGCATTTTCTTAAGACTGCTCGTATACTGTTAGCGAAATTCTAACTCTGTATGGCAAAGATACTTTGGTACGGGGATGCTGTTTCTAATACTGGCTTCGCTCGTGTAACACACAGCGTTCTAGATCACTTGAAGAAAGATCATGAAGTTGTGGTCTACGGCATTAATTATCAAGGTGATCCTCACGACTATCCCTTCAAAATCTACCCTGCTTCCGCCCACAATCCAGGGGATCGTTTCGGGGTAGGACGCATTCAACAGATCGTTGAAAAGGAGAAGCCTGACTACTTCATCTGTCTAAACGACATCTGGATCTGTAACCAGATCTGGGAACGTATCCACTTCCTCAAGGCACAGTTTGACTTCAAATTCATTGCGTACTTCCCCACTGACTCTGAGTGGTATCCGTTGCCTATGCTTCGGTACATCAAAGACTGGGATTTTGCGATCACTTTCACCATCGAGCAAGCTCAACGCTTGATGGCTCACGGGGTGCAACCCAAGAAAATGGGCGTTGTGCCTCACGGTTTAGACCGAGATAAGTTCTACGAAATCGATCAAAACGAAGCTCGTAAGCGCCTTGGTCTGCCTCAAGACAAATTTATTGTCTTCAACGGCAACCGAAACCAACCACGTAAATGCATCGACCAGACCATTAAGGCGTTCGCTGAGTTCTGCGTAGGTAAAGAAGACGTTCTTCTCTACCTGAATATGGCTGAGAAAGATCTCGGTTGGCACATCAAAGAACTGTTAGAGACTGAGCTTCGCAGACGTGGCATTGATCCGACTCAGAAAGTAGCGCTGACTCCGAACATGAATTATCACGCTGCGCCACCTGACGAACAACTCAACCTTATTTACAACGCATGTGACGTTGGCCTCAACACTGCTAACGGCGAGGGTTGGGGTTTAGTTCCCTTCGAACACGCCATGTGTCGCAAGGCTCAAGTCGTGCCAAACCACACTTCCTGCAAAGACATCTGGAATGGGAGTGGCTTGTTGATCAACGTCGGAGCCTGGGTCAACGACAAAGACCTCAACGTTGAGCGTGGAATTATCGACTACAAGCACGCTGCAGAACTGTTGACTCAGCTCTACGAAGACGAAACTTTCCGCAAAAAAGTTGCAGACGACTGTTACAACGTGACTCAGAACCCTCAGTACCGCTGGGAAGCTGTCGCTGAGGGCTTTGCAAAAGCTATGGAGGTGCTCAAATGACCCAGCAAACTCGTTACGAAACTACCCTTAGCTACGTAGAGCACCCGGTCGACATTCGTTCCGCGACTGGTTATCCCACGGTTTATCAGCAAGCCTCCGATATTGGAGGCACATTTACACGTATTAAATACGGTCTGCCAGATCAAACAGTCGCTAACTTCAGCCCCTGCTTGATTTCACACAAAGGTCACCGCCTGATTACCTGGAGAAACCAACCAGAGGCTTTCACCTTTAGGCACGACAGTAAATACTTCTACTACAACAACACTCCTACCGAGGTGTATGTCGGTGAGTTGATCGGAGACGAAACGATCATCGGTGCGAAAAAGATTCGTGAGAAACCTCATCGTCTGAGCTACGAGGATCCACGCCTCTTTGTTGCTCCTGACGACAACCTCTACCTCCAGTTCATCACGAGTTCTTACGCAAGTAAGTACGACTCATCCAAGCACAAAATGGTTAACCAACCAAAAGTGTGCGTAGGACGTGTGGACGATTTCGGTAAAGTTGTCGACTGTGTGTACCCTCCAGCTGGCGATAACCTCACCGAAGGTAAGCCTGAGAAGAACTGGTGTTTTTTCAGCGAAGATCAAAGTCTTCGTCTGTTGTATTCAACGATCCCTCTAACGATTAAAACCCCTGGACAACCCGACAAAACTATTGATTCAAGCAGCCTGAAAAAGGTTACTGGAGAGTATCCAACTTTTAATTCTACATCACCCATCAAAATTGGCAACGAATGGCTCGTATTTTTTCACTGGAAATATATGGCCTACGACAGCAAGCATCAAATTTCATACCTCCTATACCACTTAGGGGCTTATACACTCGACGAAAACTTCACCAGGATCACTCGTCAATGCACTGAAGCCCTGTTTAGTGGCTCTACAAACGACCGTTTGATCTGGTGGACAGACGTTACTGGTCGCCCAATCTCCAAGCAACCTGCTTGTATCTTGCCTTTCGGAGGCACTTACAACGAGGAAGACGACGAGATTGAACTTGCCCTTGGAGTCAACGACTCCTTCATGGGTATCTTCAAGTGTCCCCTGGTGAATATCCTGGCGTTGCTTGAGACGGTTTAAGACTTCTCTTCGCGCTCGATAGTCGACCACACAACCAATGAGGCATCCTCTAACAAGGATGCCACAGTTGGGGCGTCTTCAAAACTATTCAGAAGCTCACGTAAACAACGATCCGCACCAGCAAGTAGAAGGCCACGACGATCAAGACCGTCAGTGAGCTGTCGTACGGCCTGAATATGTGAGCGGAGTTCTTTTTGTAATACGCTGATTTTCGTCGCTGCCGTTGCATGGTCAAGCATCCCTGTAAGGGTCATCTGCCTTACGTTATCGATATCAGTCTTCAAAGAGTCGATCTCGATTAACAAGACCTTACGTAAGTCTTGTTTGGGGTACTTCTCTTGAATCCAAGCAGTGATATCTGCAATAGAGCCTTCGTACGAAGGTCTCATAAAACGTGCATACAAATAAGACTCGATATCACTCGTGGCGTTCTTCGCGTAGTGAAGAAACGAGTCTTTCTGAGTTTTATCAAGCGACTGCAGCCAGTCGGCCACAGTGGCTTGGACTTCAGTATCGATCATGCAAAGAAGTTGTGACCTGACATTGCAATACCCATGGCATTGCGACGGAGATCTTTGGTAGCAGCGGTGCTGGCCCGAATCTTAGCGATGTCGCCTTTAACTCTTGCCTGATTACGCGTCAGATCACTGATAGTCGAAGCATCATTAAGAGCAAGAGCACCTGCAATACGTTGTGCGCCTGTCGCCAGGTTACCTTCCGTAACTGCCCTGGTGCCTAACATACCACTCAAAGTATCACTGTACTTTTGAGCGATATTGAGCTTGGCTCCTTCTTGTGCAGATTTAATGCCTAAGTTAGTCCCACCGAGAGCTAAAGCGAGCTGGTTGTCGGCACTCAGGGAATCCGACGCAGCCTTTTGGGCAAACGTAGGATTAAGCATTTCTGTAGCCGTCTTCATCGAGCCGACTTCTTCGGCTAACCGACGACCAGCATCTAACATCCCTGCAACTTCTCGCGATTGCAGATCACGAGCAGCCTGGGAATCCATAGCTGCATCCTTGAGAATGGTCTTCTGACCAGAACTCAAACCTTCGATATATGAAGCTAAAGCACCTACGTTCGCACCTGATTGTTGTGCAAAGCGCTGAGCTGCAATAGTAAGAGGTACGTTAGCTGCTGCAGCCTGAGCACCATAAAGTGCGAAGTAATCACCTGGAATACCTGCTTGTTGTGCTCCCGTACTACCTCCTGACGAGCTGCCTTTGCTGCCAAGAAAACTTGTACCGATGTCAAGAGCACCACCAATAGCTGTTCCAATACCAGGCGCGATAGCGCTACCGATTGTTGTAAAAAGTCCCATAATCAGTTAACCGCTTGACCGGGTTGGAAGGCACGCATCGCAGAGTCAGATGCGACGTTTAATGCACTTAAAACGTTGGCGTTAGGAGTCGCAGCGAGATAAGCGGTGTTCATCATGGCTGTTGCCATGACGGTGTTGGCACGAATCTTTTCTTGCTGGATCTTGCGCCACCCGTCGATCACATCACGACGAGTCTTTTCCTTCATCTGACCCATCTGGGCCTTTGAGAGAAGATCGGTGGCGTACGCTAATTCCTGTTGCCTACGACGCATTGCGGCGTCTAGGTACTCAGGAGAGGTAGTCCGATCAAATCGCCTACCTTGTTGCTCAATTTGAGTCTTAAGAACATCAACCAGACCGCCCAGCTGATCAGTTGTATTTGCTGTCTGATTACCCGGTAATGGTGCTGTCGGTTGTGTCGCAGGGGTCTGCTGTGTTGTGTTTTCTACTTGAGAAGTTACTGGAAGGGTTTGCTCAGCCACGGGGGCAGAAGCAGGAACATCACCTACTTGACGTCTTACCTTTCCATATAAACTTTCAGCTCCTCCAGGGAGATAACCGCCAAAAACATTTTTATCTAACTGACCGTATGCACGATCAAAAGCTTGCTGAGTCCCACGAGAGAATCGACCAAGTGGGCTCTCGGAACCACCGGGCAGATAACCTCCAAGCTCCTCATCCAGCTTGCCGTATGCCTTTTCTAACTCAGAGGGCGGACCACTACGAGGTTGTGATCGAAAAACATCACCGTACTGATCAAGTAAAGTGCCCTGAAAGAGTGGATTTAGATAATCAAAATCACCCATGATCAGAAACCTCTGCTCAAGTTTGCAAGCGCTTGATTAGATCCTACTGGATCTTGAGCTAAAACTTTATTAATTGCAGTTTGAAGAGTTCTTTCTCCTTCTTGGCCCAAGTTTCCGAGAGAAGCAATGCCTTGACCGATATTCAGCTGTTCACCTTTAACGCGGGCGATGTAAGCTTCTCGACGCGCAGCTTCTTCAAGAGCAGCGTTATTACGCGCAATAGTTGTATCTAAGATCTGGTCAGCATCCAAGTATTCAAAATTTGCTCCCATAGCATTGGCTGCTGCCCTAAGTTTATTTTGTTTTTCAACAAACTGGTACAGACCAAGAACGTCAGACTGTGGAATAGTAAACTTACTTGCCGTACCGCCTTGTGCCGGTGTGGAACGTAAAGCGCCTCCCTGACCAAAAAGTCCTTGGAATAAAGCTGCTGCAAGTGTGCTTCCACCTAAGGAATTCAAAAGACCGGCTTTAGTTAAACCAGCAGCAGGGAGAGCAGGAAGGGCAGCAGGCATTAGTTAACTCCAGGTTTGTCGTACTGTGTCCCGCTAAGCGGTTTCTTTATCGATTTTAAGTCATTTTCACCAGGAAGCATCGGTGCAACTTCTGAATCCCTTTGCTGTCTAGAAGCAATAGCAGCTGTCTGAGGGAAGTTAGAAGCTAGATAACGACGCAAAAACTCACTAGCTTCCACACCGGGGACATCGTTTCGAATGTCCCTTTCGCGGAGTTGTTGTTCGCGGTGGTTCATCAGCTCAGTTGTTGATACTGAATAGAGGGAGGAATGTTGTTACTTGACGGTGCGTTCAGCATCGAATAGTTAGCACCCATGTTGGGTGTGTCATATTCAGCAGGACGCTGAGAAGAAAGTTCGTCCATGTGCATGTTCCCCTGCTGCTCAAGCATGTCCAGGAACATAAGCATCTCATCCATCAGATCGGGACGCTGGCAAACTCGTTCGAGAAGCTCGACGAGAACAGGGTCCATCGAAGGAGGCTCAACCTCTTCAACACGAAGTCGTGCAGCTAATTGGTTGCGACCCATGGGGTCATCAACATCTGGGTAAGAGTTGATCGACCGTGTGGCTCCGGTATACATGCCACCAGGCTCACCTTCTAGATTCGGAGCCCGGCCTTGAGCAAACCTACGAAGAACATCAGCAACCACGGGGGCTGCAGCAGCTTGCTCGTCCGGAGTAATCGGCGTCGGAAGACCGAGTAAACGAGCCGCAAAAGCGTAATCTTCCCTAGAAAACACCGGAACCTACAGCAACAGATAACCCCATTGTACTCTGTATTGCCAAAACGTCGCCGGGAGAAACATCTAACGTCAGACAGATCTTCTCAAGTACATCCGGAGATGGAATATATCTTTCGTCAGTGCATATTTTTCTAGTCGTCGTTGGTGAAAGACAAGCCTGCTTACTCAACGCAAAAGAAGAAATATCCTTCTGCGTTAATAAGTCTTTGAGGTTATTGATTAAATAACCACTAGCTGTATGTGCGGAGTAAAAAGGCATCACCCAAGCTTAAGACCTTCAGAGATATCGACTAAACCTGTGCCGCTGAAATGACCAAATGAAGTGAGATCTACCTTTGGTGAGGATATAAGCCTCCACAACGGTTGTTCAGTGATCCACTTAATGTCGTCCAAAAGCAGCCAGCGTGGTTTAGAAGGGAACTGCAACGTTGAAAGTTTACTCAGAAAAGTTCTCTCAAAGATACCGTCCTTCGGCCCATCACACATAATAAAGTCAGCTTCGGTGAGTAGCTTTGCTCGTTTTACAAAAACATCATGCTCTTTAAGATCTTCTACTCGCTGAGTAAGCTTAGAAGAAAAGTCTTCTTCCGTAAGGTAGGTTTGAGTAGGTGAAGTGTAAGGAACTACATCGAACGTGGTGACCCGATCCTTTTGGTCGGAAAAGTCCAGCATCACCCGAGCAGAAGTTCCGTAGTGTGTTCCAATGTCGACCATACTGACTGGTCCATTAGAACGATCCAGGTTAAAGATAAGACCAGCCAGAAGCTTATAATGATCACCAGGAAAACAGTTAACAAAAGTTCCATCACAATCGATGTGGCACTGGGTAGCAGTCTTAATACTTTTAAGGACGTAATCCCACCCCTGAAAAGTTTGAGCAGCTTCATCGTCATCAACAGACCAGCATTCGCTCGGGATACGGTGACGTACGTTTTTCATGGTCAGAACCCGAGATGCTTGCGGCGGACGAAGCTTAGATCGAATGTCGTGAAACTCAGTGGCATTTCCTGAAGATTGAAAGGAGTTTTATAAGTTTCTCCTTCGACATGAGACTGCCACGCCTCGTTCCACTTCAAGTGCAGATACTGCTTATTTAGCTCGTGGGCTATATGAATACCCTGAGCGATCGCTGGTTCAGACCGCCAAGTCTGTGAGCCATCGGAATAGTCGTTCTTTTTAGAACCGTGGTAGTAATCAGCCTCAAGATCGAGCACTCGCTTGACGTCGTCGTGGATGAACCTCATCCCGTAGTCCATATCCTCGCAATAACCGGGATATAGATTCTCGTCAAAAAGACCGTACTTCTGAACCATCCAGTCTTTCAGTAAGAAGATATCCCAACCACCACCTGATCCGTGGACGATACCGACTTCCTGATCTTGAGCCTTCTCGTTCATCTCCTTGAGAAAGCCAGGTTCGAACTTAACGTCGTGGTTCGAGATGACCCAGTAGGGAGCTTTGAGGAAACTTTTGATAATTAAGTTCCAAGCACCGCTGCATCCGACATTCGCAGGCAAATGACAGATGTGGACGTTCTTTACGTTGTTGTTAGGTATCTCCTTAAGCAGGTCAACTTCATGGGTGATCTGACCGCGACCGTTGTTATTAAATACAACAAAGTTTTCGACTGGATAATCGATACTCATGTAGAGCCGATGTAACCAGTAAGGAGTATTAACGATCGCAGTACCCAGAACAGGGATGCTATTCATGAAGACTTAGCAATAGCAGCATGCTAACACAAATTCAGATTATCGCCATCTGAGTCAAGTTGACTCTGAAGATGCCTATAGAAAGCACCTCGCTTTGGCCTGAACTTGCGTATAGGCTTTTTAGCCTGGCTTCTTTTGTATACTTTGACACCTAGTTCATTAATGTAATACTCACCACCTCTAGCCCCCTTAATCCACTTTCTCTCTTCCATGGAGAAATGAACAGCTTTAAAAATAATAACGTGAGTTAGGAGCAGTTAAGACCGCTTCTTAAACAAGTTGCAATCTTGTGAGTCAGGAGTCATGTACTCAGGAGTCTCAAAGTCGCAGCACATCTTCTCTCGGTCGTTGTGCATGCACATTTGACAAATGAGTGAACTTTTATCCACAAGCTTGTGGGCTTCTGTCTCAGGCAACTCAACCGTGGTTAGACGGTAATTACAGTTAAGACAGTGCTTTTTGCGACGTCGATGACCTTGCTTGTTAAGCCTGGTCTCTACAACAGCTAAAAACCTTTCACCGCAGTTAGGACACTTCTCTCTTAGTCCAGCACGAGCCGCCTTAATGCGTTCTGGTTCTGTTTTGCGCTCGTAAAACTTAGGTGGCGTCTTGCCAGCACACACAGCAGAACAAAAAGTTTTAGTGCGTCCTTTCTTTTGATTTGAACGATGCTCTGAAGCTCTGCGTTTGAACTTGACTCCACAGCAGTCGCAAGTCAGTTCAACCCAAGAAGTAGAAGTTCGGAGTGCCATAAGAAATGAAATGCCTGAGGCGAGACTTGAACTCGCATGACCTTTGCAGGTCGAGGGATTTTAAGTCCCTTGTGTCTACCGATTCCACCACTCAGGCTGTTAGCTGATGTGCCAGCACCGGCTGACGTGAGAAATATACCCCAAAAAATCCGTTGCTCAACCGTTTATGACTGTTACCATGCTGATGTTTACATGATTACAAGTGACTGCATCCTCTTTCCAAGACCTGATGGGTCAGCTTAAAGAAAACACTAACGTTAAAGTCGAAACCAAAAGCAAGAAACAACTGAGTGACCGCTATACCTTTAGTGAAGGATGGTATGACGCCCTCCTCAACAGCGAACATGTAATACAAAACAACAATACCGACAAAAAAATCGAATTAGATGCTACACAGAGACTCCAAATCGTTGAAATTGGAGTTTACGAAGGTGCTTCGAGCTGTTTTTGGTCGGATTTTTATCTCAATCATCCTGATTCTCGTCTTATTTCTATTGACCCCTTCACAGGTAGCGAAGAACATCTACGTGAGCCCGAGAAGTACCCCGGATTATCTCAGCTTGAAGTAACTGCGCGGGATAACATCGCCAAATCTGATAACGCAGGCAAAGTTGAGATTATCAAAGGTTACTCACACTTAATTTTCCCTCATCTTCATCACCGTTACGGTGAAGAACCGTGGATCGATATCCTTTATATCGACGGAGCACATGATTCGACTTCAGTTGCTCGTGACGTTACTTTATACGTTCCTATGGTTAAGCCTGGCGGGGTGGTCTTTTTTGACGATTACGCGCATCCTGACGTTAAAAGAGCAGTTGATATGTCTCTAAACGCCTTCGCTACGTTCGATCTTGCCATGTTTACTGGATGGCAGCTCGTTGGAAAAGTAGCTGACTATAAAAAATCACACGGATGACATTAAGTGAATTAGGGACGTTAATTCTTTTATTAAGTCCTCTTATGCTCCCTAGCATTCTTCTACTATTTACATTAGTAGCGGGAGGTTAGGGTGCATTTTTTTGCTCTCTTAGGTGCGGTTGTAATTATCAACCACACGCCTTCTCACTGGTATATGACCTGTGCAAGATGGCAAGAGCAAGCAGCGAAGATACTCGTTGATCAAAGACTTCCAGAAGAAGCAAGAGTCAAATTGGTTTTATATCTTCGTCGCAAAGTCAAAGGCAAGTGCGACTTGATTGTCGGTAATTAACGCTTCAAGGCCGCTGCTGCACCCAAGCGGCCTATCCACGGAAGCTGACACTGTCTTGTGTTCCAGCACATTACAGTGTGGGGGATCCAGCTTCATACGGATGATAACGCTCAATGCTCTTCACGCAAGGCTGTGCCCACAGAATAATTTGCACTAGCCAGCCAGGTACGTCGTTTTTTTTTAAAACCCCTTGCACACCCCTTTATCTCTTGCTGCTTGCGCTTCCCCCGTTTTTTACTTCAACTTATCCGATCCCAGTAACGACAATATAGTTGCTGTTGCCACGCTGAATAAATTCTCCACCCGACCTGTAATCTCTGGACACACTTCACTTACCAGTGCATCCTTACCTCTTTCGCGTGTGTACTGAACACATGCACCGTACCCAACAACTACAAGTACACCCTGATACACAAATACACCAATCAAGGCCCTAAGTAGAAATACCTTGGGCCTGAACTCGTTCACACCTTATCAGATAACCGATCCAACCAAACCACCAACTAAACCGCCGCCCATAGCGCGATCCCTGAACGTTGTTGCAATAGTGCCAATACCGCCAGCCATTGCTGAAGACACTCGATCTTCTTCAGTCTCGTAACCTTTATCTTCATCCTCATCCATCCTTAGACCAAAGGTTGCGATGTACTCAGGATCTTGGATCGCACGAATGAAACTTGCAGCTTCGCCAGGAACAACAGCACCAGGCGCACCATCCTCAATCAGGAATTTATCGTCTCCGAAGTATCGCGTGGCACCTCCCCGGTCCGGATCACCCATGTAATAGTCCGCAGGATTGCTAGGATCACCGCCAACGAAATCAAAGAAAGATCCTCGGAAAGGAGCATAAGTTGCTTCCTCTTCTCGGACTGGGAAAGGAACCGGAATGCCATCATCTGCAGGGATCGGATCAACACTTACGGGCTGATCTGGCTCACCGTCCATCACATCATCTTTCAAATAACCACGCAACTTATCGAGGGCAGCGCGAGTAGCACCTCCCATCTTGGTCTTGCCTTTAAAATCATCCGCGTAATCCAAAACCTCCTGAGCAATGTAAGCTTTTGAACCGCCCATATCAATACCCGCATCAAACATCTTGCGGACATCTTTTCCACTAAAACGATCTGTAGGCGGTTTCTTATCAGAACCTGCACCGTAAGCTTTACGGTCATAGTTCCGCATATACTTTTCAAACTCGCGAGCATCGAACTTTTCTCCAGCGATGCGTGTCATATTTCTACGGAGCAGATATCTTCTACTTTAGCTTAATTACACTCCTCGAAGAAGAGGTGATAAAAATCCGCGACGGAGCATTTCTTTCTTTTTCTCGTAATCGGAGATAACTCGTCTGTTGATTTCCCTTACTTCTGCTGGGGAAGCTTCCCTAGGAATCACAAAACTAGGGTCCGCAGCCATCAATGCACCATCCATCGAACTAGCGCGTCCGTCGTTGTAGATCTTCTTTTCTAAGTCGATAATGGCTTTTCTAATCCTCGGGCTGTTTGGATCACCAATCTCGCCCTTACGGAGGGATTTGAGAAGTAATTTATCGGTGGGGTCCACACGGGCCATTTCGTCGTTGTTAAGCGTACCATCATCAGGATTAGCATAACGACCAAACATCTGATTCTTAGGACCCATCACTTCTTTGTTTTGCTCAAGGTACTGATACAAGTAATCGCGCTTACCAGTCTCGGGGTTTGAAGCGATGGGACTTCTGTCACTTTTAATGAACCGATCTTTATCAAGATCCTCACCGGGTCTATAAGGACCAGGCTGCCTGTACTCCCTCAAGTCAAGCTTCGAAGGATCCAGCTTTATAGCGGGAGACTTTTCCTCCATAACATCTTCGATCCTTCTCCTAATTTCAATATCCTCAGGTAAGACATCGGTGTAGGTCGTGTAATTTGTAGCAAGCTCTAAAGGCTGAACTTCAACCTTATCTTCAGGACGGTAAACAGGCTTTGTTATATCAAAGTTATCTGTGGGGCGAAACAGTAAATGCTTTAATGCGTCTTGCTTACCACGCGGATCTAACATTTCATAAACACCCATGAAGCGATTAACTTCATCAAGACCTTTTTTAAATTCATCTAGACCGCGCATTTCCGTTGATGCACCCATCGGGTTAGAGCCCGGTGTAATTGATGGACCGCGTGGATCAACTCCTCTTCCTCCACCAGGCAACGGAAAACGATCTAACACCTCACGTTTATCTTCTGGAGACATATCTCTAGGTAAACCATATTCATCCATATCTCCAAACCCAGGAGTACGACCGCCGAAATCCCGATCGTAATTACGGGGTGCAACTAAATAGTTCACCGCGACACTCCAACAAAACCAATAAATCTATTTTAACTAATGAGCATCGGACTTAAAAGCCAGAAATTAAAAGCGGAAAAGAAAAGAGTAATGAACAGTGTCCAGAGAGTTAAGTTGGGCATAACGGGAAATGACTCAACACAGTAAAAGTACCCACACGCTTGCGCCGCTTCTGTGTTTTTTATCACTATGTCTCTGAACCCTTTCAGTCGACCTTGAGGTTACCGTCCTCATCCCAAGTCAAATGAGACATCAACTGGTAGTTGACCCTACATCCCCGCTCATCGCAACAAATCAAGGATTTGCATTCACCGTGGCTAACTAACGGAAAAAGCTTAGAGAGTGGTTCCCACACAGTAGAACCCAAAAGCTTGTCCAGCACTGCGTTTTTTGTCGCTGTTTTAGTCTATGTGCCCTGGTGTACACCCGTTTAATCTCTAAACCCTTCGTCATCTACGAACCACTTGCGCTTAGACGTAAACCACTCAGCGATAGAAGTCGGATCTTGGGGCCCAACCAAGTGATCTGTGGGATCCGGATCGCCAATATCCATATCATCAAGAAATTGGTCTAACCCTCCGGCAGGTTGTTCGCCTCTGAGAGCCTCTCTCCTGGCCCTACGAAGCATCGAATCGACACTGTGGTTGCTTTTGGCCCATTTTTGTATCCAAATCATGTCTGTAACTTGTACTTCCGCCCCGTTTGCTATTCGATTGCAAATATATTCCGCCTTTTTCCGTACTTCAGTCGAAAGCATCCAACTATCCCTTTGTTACCAGTCTAGTTAAGCCTTTATTCGTCTAGAAGCAACTCTAAAAGAGCTTTATCTAATTCAGTTCGCATCGCAACAAGCGAAACTTGCTCCTGCGGATCACCGCCAGGCCACCTTTCTAAAAAATATGCGACAGATTTCCTCAGTAAACGCAATGATGCCACGTCAGCTGAGAACTCAACGCGGGATCTGTCGTCCATTACTTCATAAGTCTTCCGAGAAACTCACCTAAAAGCTGTGCTGCGGGAATCAAAGCATCATTCACACCACGATCCCGAGAATCAACACGAGGAAAGTCAACTGGATACTCACTCGAACGCGAACGCGGACGTGGGCGTGGCTCTGGAAAACGATCAGGGAATCTGATGTCAGGGAGTTCAAAATCACCTGCTCCTCCAGAACACTGATTCATGCAGGGATCTGCAATATACATCACGTTAGGATCTTGCCTACTGCGACACTCCGCGCACGACTCTCTCGAAGGAAAAGAACGCTCTCTAAGTATAAAATCATCAAGACCACCGGGAATTTCTAAATCTGGACGACTCGGAAAGGGAATACGAGGGTAACGATTACGCGGGCGTGCATCCGGAAACGGATAAGGCGAATCAAAAATAGGTCCTGCAGGAGTTCTTTCCCTAGGCATCTGTGACATTTATCTCAAAGCGTACAGTCTTTTTAAATTTTATCGCATTTTCGCCGCGCCGAATTTTTTTCAAACCGCTGTTATTATGCTGCTACCCCAGAACTTTTACCCCCAAAATACCTAGAAGATACCCAGACCCTTCTCGCCCACGCCGTCGCATATGTCAAATAAGTAAAAAAAGGCAACATTGCGGGGTGCCGGGGAGGGGGGATAAGTATACCTTATGGATAAATGTAGTAAGGGGTAGTGTGACTTGGTGGGAGGGTCCTTTGCTATCATCATTACAATTCGTGAACCACGGCGGGGTGGTGTGATACAATCGCGCACGCGCACGCAGTTCCTCTTAGTTACAAGAAGCGAACACAGTGTGCCAATCTACGAACCGGTTCGATGGGGTTGACCTAGTGCGTGGTCTGGTCTTATGTTGTTCACAACGAATCAAACACGTCCAACCGCAGCCATCGCAGCTCGGCTCTGTAACGACTGATTCGAGACCAGGCCCCTGGGCCAGTCGCCAAACCGTCACAAGATCTTGCCGAACTTGGCAGAATCCTGTAACTTAGTTCACAAGTCAGGCAACTGACCCAAACAAGTCAAGCCATCAGCCAACGGGGCTCCCGTTAGTTATCGAACCGAGTGAGTCAGGTAGTTCCTGGCCCTTGCACCCTTTAACTAACACTGAGGTCCGGAGGTATCAATCCCCAATCGAGTCCTAGCCAGACCCACGTGGTCCCTGTTAATTCAGTGAAAGGGCAGGTCGATTAGCCAGAGGTATGGGTGACGAACCCAAGTAAGCCCCATACCCGAGAAGGTGTCCGGTGCGCGTTAATACGCTGAGCCACCCTGACTAACTTTCTTATCTCTCGAAAGGCCCTTGATACTTACAGGCTTAGTTAACTAACAGACAGGCAGGGAACCGTGGTGATGAAACCCAACAACCACCCTTGTCTCTCTCGTTTGTTACAAATACGAAGCGATCCTTCCTTGCTATCATCACATTTTGTGCGCTCTGTGCGCTCTTTTTTGTTTTTGCTGGGTAGAGTTGACTTATGTCTGAGGGTTTGCAGTCTTGTAGTACCCATAGATACAG